AGGAAGACGTTAATTTGTTTTGGGAGGATATGCCATTTAATCTAGGGATACTTGAACATCAAGGCAACTGTAAGTGGTGTTGGAAAAAGAGTCTGAAAAAGCATTTTCTAAACTTAGAAGAAAACCCGAATTGGTACGACTTTCCTGAAAAGATGGAAAAAAAGTATTCAAAAGTAAGGGCAGATAAAGAAGGCAAACCGCACTATTTCTTTAGGGGCTATAAGTCCACAAAGATGCTCAGAGAAGAATTTCAAAACACCAGGGAAATTATTAAACAAGTTCCGATAAACTTTGATCAAGATGTTGGTATTTGCTCAGAAAGTTGTGAAATATTTGAAATGGAGGATTCAAAACAATGAAAAC